AGGAAACAAAAACAGACCAACTGCTAAACAATTTGCTCAAGCTGCTAAAACTAGAATAAAACCAATGGGATAAATTATGAAAGGTGTAAAACATTATTTAAGAAATGGTACAGAGCATAAAGGCTCTATGCACACTATGGCAAATGGAACTGTACACACTAATAAAAGCCACACTAAAACATCTAAAAGACTTTTACATTTTGCTGACCTATCTAAAACAGCTAAAGTTAAAGCTAAAACATAATGGCTATAGATTACAGAGGAGAAAAATTCTCTGGGTATAACAAACCTAAACGAGCTAGAACTAAAACTAAAAAGTTTGCTGTATTAGCTAAAGAAGGAACTACAGTTAAATTAGTACGCTTTGGTGATGCTAATATGACGATTAAAAAAGACCAACCAGCTAGAAGAAAGTCTTTTAGAGCTAGACATAAATGTGATGAAAAGAAAAGTAAATTAAGTGCAGGATATTGGTCTTGTAAAAAATGGTAGTTTAAATTAACTAAAGGTAACGACCTCGTAAGAGAGTTACATATTATGAAAAAACAAGTATCAACAGGCTATAAAGCCAGAAATCCACAAAAACAAATACATGAACTTGTTAAAGAAAATAGGTTTGTAGTAGTAGTTGCACATAGGCGTATGGGTAAAACTGTATGTGCTATCAATCAACTAATACATAGTGCATTACAATGTGATAAACCTAATCCTAGATTTGCTTATATAGCACCAACATATAACCAGTCTAAAAGAATAGCTTGGGATTACCTACTAGAATACACTAGACCTTTAGGTGGTAAAGCTAATATAGCTGAATTGCGTGTAGACTTCATGGGTCGTAGAGTGTCTTTATATGGTGCAGATAATCCAGACAGTTTGCGTGGAATATACCTAGATGGATGTGTGTTAGATGAAATAGGAAACATTAACCCTACTTTATTTACAGAAATTATTAGACCTGCTTTAGCTGACAGAATCGGCTACTGCGTAGCAATGGGTACACCCAAAGGACAGAACCACTTTAAAGACTTACGAGATAGAGGTAAGAATAAAGATGGGTGGGAGTTGTTAGAATTTAAATCTTCTGAAACTAACATACTTGATAAAGGTGAGTTGTTAGCTGCCCAAGCAGAAATGGGTGAAGATAAATACCAGCAAGAATTTGAATGTAGCTTTAATGCTCCAGTAGAAGGAGCTTATTATTCATCTATTATTAATAAATTAGATGAACAAAAACAAATTATAGATATACCTAAAGACGAACTAGCAAGAACATACACAGGATGGGATTTAGGAATATCAGATAGCACTTGTATCTGGGTAGCACAATTAGTTAATAAAGAAATAAGACTTATAGATTTTGTAGAAAATCATGGAGTAGGTCTGGATTACTATGTTAATTGGTTACGAGAGCATGACTATATGTATGCAACACATATACTTCCACATGATGTGGCTGTACGAGAATTAGGTACAGGTAAATCAAGAAAAGAAATGTTAGAGGAAGCAGGGTTAAATATAACCATTGCTAGCAAACTAACAATAATGGATGGTATCGCTTCAGCTCGTAAGATATTACCTCGTTGCTGGTTTGATACAGACAAAACAAAACAGGGATTAGATGCACTACGCAATTATCGTAGAGTGTTTGATGAAAAAAGAAATGTATTTCATGATAGACCATTTCACGACTGGGCATCTCACGCAAGTGATGCGTTTCGTTATTTAGCAGTAGGATTAGATGAGTCGCCTATGGAATCATGGAGTAAACCTTTAGAGATTAATACCAAATGGATAGTATAAATGGCATATAGCAAAAAAAATATGAAAGTAGATTCAGATGATAGTAGAGAGTTGGTCAATATTATTGACTCTCATATTAATGACTCTTTAGGATTTATTTCAACTGAAACTCAATTAGAAAGAGCAACAGCTCTTGAGTATTATTTAAGAGAACCTTATGGTAATGAAGTAGAAGGTCGCTCTCAAATTGTTACAGGTGAAGTAGCAGAAGTTGTAGATGGTGCATTACCACAAGTAATGAAAGTATTTACTACTAACTCTAAAGCTGTAGAGTTTGAACCAGTTAATGCTGGCGATGGAGCTTTGGCTGAACAAGTAACAGCCTATGTAAATCATATTTTCTATAAAGATAATAATGGTTTTGAAATTATGCACGATTGGTTTAAAGATGGTTTGCTTCAAAAAGTTGGAGTAGTTAAAGCATATTGGAATGATAAAAAAGATGTTACTAAAGAAAAATACGAGAATCTGACCGAAGACGAACTTGCAATGTTAATGCAAGACGAAGAAATAGAAGTAGTAGAACAAGAAGAAGTAGAAGAAATTATAGAGCAAGACCCTCAACCAATGATAGACCCACAAACTGGACAACCACCTATTGACCCAATGACTGGACAACCTATGATGGATGAGATGGGTATGCCAATGATGATGGAAGTACCTCCTATTGTTAATATTTATTACAATGTTAAATGTAAAAAAACTAAAGATTTTTCTAAAGTTAAAATAGAAAATGTAGCACCAGAAGAATTTTTAATTGATAAAAGAGCTATCAACATTGAAGATGCAGAATTTGTAGCACAAAGAAGTTTAGTAACTCGTAGTGATTTAATTGCTATGGGATATGACCCAAAAGTAGTAGAAACATTATCTACTGGAGATACATTAGATTTTACTCCAGAAAGAACTGCAAGGTTTGGTGCAGGTGAAGAACCATTTGGTACTAATAACTCTGATGACGAAAGCATGGAAAGAGTTGAGTATTATGAATGTTATGTAAGAACAGATTTAGATGAGGATGGCATAGCCGAGTTACACAGAGTTTGCTATGCAGACAACAAGGTATTGATGCACGAAGAATGTGACTATGTTCCATTTCATAGTGTTTGCCCAATACCTATCCCTCATAAATTCTTTGGTCAATCATTAGCAGATAGAGCTATGGATTTACAATTAATTAAATCTACAGTTACAAGACAAATGCTAGACAACTTATATTTAACTAATAACTATCGTGTTGGTGCAGTTGAAGGACAAGTGAATCTTGATGATTTATTAACATCTACAGCAGGTGGTGTTATTCGTATTAAGAACCCTAATGCTTTAGTACCAATGACAGTACAATCTAGTGCTTCACAATCATTTCCTATGTTAGAGTATTTAGACTCTGTACAAGCAAAAAGAAGTGGTGTGTCTGATGCACAACAAGGACTTAACCCAGATATACTTTCTAATGTAACTGCTACAGCAGTATCAGCAATGACTTCTGCATCACAAGGTAAGTTAGAGCTTATAGCTCGTATTTTTGCAGATACAGGTGTGTCGTCTTTATTTAAAGGCATACTAGCTTTAATCTGTAAGTACCAAAACAAAGAAAGAATTATTAAAGTTCATAATAATTTTGTACCAATGAATCCAAGAGAATGGAGTACGCAATATAATTTAACTGTTAATGTTGGATTAGGTACTGGTGGTAAACAAGAACAATTAGCTACTATGCAAATGATATTGCAAAAACAAGAAGAAGTAATTAAAGGATATGGTTTAAACAACCCTTTAGTAAATATAAAACAATACAGAGATACTCTAGCAAAATTTGTAAACATGGCAGGATTTAAAGATGACTCTGCTTTCCTTATGGAAGTGTCAGAAGAACAAGCTATGGCTATGGCTAAACAAGCAGCAGAAGCTCCAGAGAAAGATGACCCTAATACAGCAGCAGCTAAAATACTTGCAGAAGTAGAAAGAGAAAAAGCTCAAATGCAAATGCAAGCTAAGATGGCTCAACTTGAATTAGAAAAACAACAAACAGAATTAAAAATGCAAAAAGAAATGTTAGAGCTTCAACAAGAAAGAGTAGAGTTTGAAACAGAAATGGCTCTGAAAGAATTAGAATTTGCACAAAAATCACAAAGCGAAGATTCTAAAAATAAACTATCTGAATCTAAAGAACTTATAAACGCTTTAGATAAAATTAATAACATTGCAGGAATGTAATGGAAAAACAATCGGAAATTAAAGCTGTATTAAATACTCAATCATTTCTTGATGAAATAAAAGATATGACTAAAGAGTGTTACGCAGAAATAGAAAACTCTAATCCAGAAGATGTAGCTGTAAGAGAAAGAGCTTATCACAGGATTAAAGCAATAGATAACATGATGACTAGACTTCAATCTGTCGTAGATAGCGACAAGATTAAGAATAAATCATGGACAATATTATAGGCATTTAGCCTGTATGGTATGCCACACCTAGATGGCGATTAAGGAAATACAATGAGTGAAGAAACCATGACTTCCGATTCAACGGAAAGTGGGTCAAACCTAACAATATCAGAAGCAACATCTGCATTTGAAGGTATGTTATCCACACCAGAGGACTCGAAAGAGCAACCAACTGACCAGGAAAAAGATACACAAGAAGCAGAAGTAGAAGAAGAAGAAGTTGAATTTGAAGCTGAAGAAACTGAAGAAACTGAAGAAGTTGAAGAAGTTGAAGAAGCTGAAGAAGAAACTGATGAATCCGAGATTGAAGATGAAGAAGTAGTTGAGGAAGAACAAACTTTCACAGTTAAAGCAGCAGGTGAAGAAAAAGAAGTTACCCTTGATGAGCTTAAAAAATCCTATCAACTTGGCTCTGATTATACTAAAAAGACTCAAGAAGTAGCTGAACAGCGTAAAGTTATTGAACAAGAAGCTAAAGCTATTATTGAAGCTAGACAAGTTAGAGATGACTACGCTCAAAAACTTCAGGCAGTTAATCAATTTTTAGTTGGCGGTAATCAAACTAAAGAAAATTTAACAGCTATGAAAGAGAACGACCCAATAGGATATGCAGTTAAGGTCGCAGAAATGACCGAAAAAAAAGAACAACTACAAATAGTGCAAGCTGAACAAGAACGAATTGCTCAACAGCAAAATTCGGATAGAGAAGCAAATATGCAAAATTATGTAGAACAAGAAGCACAAAAACTGACACAATCCTTGCCAGAGTTTTCAGACAAAGCCAAAGGCGAACAAATCAGAAATGATATTCGTAGCTATGGAAAAAAGGTTGGTTTCACAGATGAAGAATTATCTTCTGTCTATGATTCACGCCATGTTCTAGTTTTACATAAAGCTGCACAATGGGACAAACTTCAAGCATCTAAATCAGGTGTAAAAAAGAAAGTTGCAAAAGCACCAAAAATGGTGAAGGGTGGAGCAAAAGTAAAACAAAATTCAACAGATAGAACTAAAAAACAAATGCAAAGGTTGCAGCAATCTGGTTCAGCCAGAGATGCAGCAGCTATTTTTGAAAACTTAATGTAAGGAAAAATAACAATGGCAGAATTTAGAACGTTTACAGCTATTGGACAACGTGAAGATTTAAGCAACACAATCTATAACATTGCTCCAACAGAAACACCAGTAGTTTCATCTATTGGTAAAACAAAAGCAACAGCAGTATTCCACGAATGGCAGACTGATGACCTAGCAGCAGCTAGTGCAGCAGGTTTAAAAGAAGGAGATGCAGCAGGCGGTGCTTCTGATACTCCTACAGTTCGTGTAGGTAACAGAACACAGATTCAAGGTAAAACAATACATATCTCTGGCACTCTTGATGCAGTTGATAAAGCTGGTCGTAAGACAGAAACAGCTTACCAATTAGCTAAAGCAGGACAAGAGCTAAAACGAGACATGGAAAAAACAATCATGGGAAATCAGATAGCGGTTACTGGTACTGCATCAGCAGCTAGACTTCTTGCTTCTATACAAACATGGTTATTAACCAACTATTCTTCAATAGCTACTGGTGCAACAGCAGCAGCTCCTACAAATGGTAATGGTACAGTGGCTCGTACTCCATCAACAGCAGCTCAAGCTACTGTAGCATTTACAGAAGGAGCATTGAAATCAACAGTTAAATCATGCTTTGAAAATGGTGGTAACCCAACTATGTTGGTTGTTTCACCATTCTTGAAACAAGTAGTATCTGGCTTTGCTGGTATTGCAGCACAGCGTTATGAAGCTCCTACAAATGGTAGCCAAACTACTATTATGGGTGCAGCAGATGTTTATTTATCAGACTTTGGAACATTATCTGTAGTTCCTGATAGATTCTTAACTGCTGACCATGCAGGTACTGGTGACCAAGCGTTTGTGCTTGACCCAACTATGCTATCAATTGCAACATTAAGACCATTCCAGTCTAACTTGCTAGCTAAAGATGGTGATAGTGAAAAACATCAAATGCTTTCAGAGTACACTCTGCAAGTATCTAACCAAAAAGCACATGGCATCGTTGCTGATATCAAAAATACTTAATATATAGTATTTGTTAATGTTGCCCACTTCGGTGGGCAGTATTATTAAGGATAAAAAAATGAGAGAATTTAAAAAACACAAAACAGATAATGGAGCAGTTGTAGAAGTTGCTCAAGATGTTTCTGATATTGTAGAACAAAATAAAAAAGAATTTAATAATGCATCAACAACTTGGGGAAGCGGAGATGTTTTTGATAATAAAATTGCATCCATTCCACTAACTGTTATTGATAAATTAAACCAACAAGGAAT